CGTATAAAACCACCCTTACCAAATATTTTTCCAAAACTTGGTAATTTTTTAACTAAAGCATCACCTAAAACAACAAATACTTTTGATACTATATTCGCAATACCTTGAAGTGGTCCACCCTTAAACATTTGATTTATTGACCCCAATAATCCACCACCAATTGCTAATAATGGTATCGCCGCTGTGAATAATTTTGTAAGAAAATCAGAGTCTTTGTCTTTCCCCTCTTTCCCTTCATCTTTGTTATCACCTTCTTTTTTATACTTACCAAGACCAGTTTTTTTCAAATAATCCTCAGATGCATCCGTAACCATAACTGGATTAGCTTTTTTAATTCTATCGGATTTATCAGCTAATTTTTCTTTCTGTTGAGCCACCCAAGCTTTCTCTATTGCGGCAGTTTGAATTGATGATATTTTTTGATTTGCTATAAGTGCTTCAGCAGCAGCACCCAAACCAGTCCCATCTACATGCATTTTCCTATCAGCCAACCATTTATCATAGTCACCTCGCATTTCATCTGGAATGCGATTATTGGGCCGTATTATGTTGCTTTTAGTTTTTTCTTGATCTGCCATTTTAAATATTTATATGGCAGGAGATATTTAACTAAATAATGTCGAATTAATTTCGATTTGAGTATCATCATCGATTTTATACATATCTGACACGTTTTTTCTGTTATCATTGATAAATTTATGAATTTTATCGCATACCTTTTTACCCAATAGATTAACAATCTCTACATTTTCATCAAACGTATGTTGATTAAAGTCAACTACCGCACCAGTTTCATTTAATTGAACCCTAGCTACATGTTTAACGATTTCTAAAATATACGCATAGGAAATAACATCTCTAACTTCATTAACATCGTTAGCTGAAACATTTATTTCTTTAGTTTTAGCAAATTCCTCAAGAATCTTTCGCTCTTGTTTGATACTAGGGGTTTGATATTGTATAGTTATACCATCAACATCATCCAATTTTGGAGATAAGTCCAATTTAATACGTTTGATAAAATCAATTGCACCTGTAAAATCTTTTTCATCATATTCATTTGAAATAAAGTGGTATCTCATTTGAATTAAAATAGCATCTTTATCATAAACTGTGAATGTATCTAAATATTCCTTTTCATGGCACAATTCTTTAATGATATCATAAACTTTATCATGAAAAATAAGATTAAGGATTGGATTATCCAAAGCAGAGTGAATAATATCCTTCTGGTGTTTGGCTGTTAATGTCGAAAATTTAATATTTCGTTCAAGAGACGGAATATAAATATCTTTAGCAAAATTCTGCTCATTAAATGCTTTAAGTTGGTCTATAAATTGTTGATTTGTATCGCTCATGAAATTATTTATAATTATTTTTTAAAAAATCAAACTGGAATCGGATGTTTATTTTCCCTTTCCTTTTCCTGCTCGGCCTCTTGTTCTTTATTAAACATATTTATGTAAATCCCCATTTCAGATATTGTCATATATTGGTGTTCATTAAACCCTATATTCAACCGACTCTTCATATCAAATACATTTTTGTAAAAAGATTTTAAATCATCTTTGATCATAACCTTTAAAAAATCATAAATGTAGTTTTTATTTAAGTTAAAACATATATTATTTTCATCGCCACTTTCGGTAGTTAACGTAAATAAAACAATATTTGAAAACTCTTTATATACACAGGATATTTTATCATCTATTTGTTTTTTGATGTATACGGGTAATAAATCACTAATATTATCGCACCCAAACACCTCACCATCTTTTATATATGATTTAACCACATCGTTTTTAGAAAATGGATCAAATATTATACTGTCAACAAAGAAATCATCTAATTCTAACTCATATACTCCACCATTTTGTAGTTTATCAAATTTTTGAATCACTGGATCAATTAATTCATCGATTGTAATTTCAACCCCGCCCCTTTTACCATTTACATACGTAGTGAATGTTTTTTCCCCAGAAACACTATACCTCTTAATTTCCAATACAAGTATGTAAATATCTAAAATATTTAATTCATCCATATTGATATCAGACAATTCTGAAATCATATTACCAATATAATCCTCAAATATTGACAAATCTGATTCGATACAAGTCTTTTGAAGGTTTTTATAATCTTCAACTGTTAATTCTTTCAAGTAAACCTCACGATTGCCTGTTATTTTAACTTTATATCTATATTCCATTTAAAATAATTTTTTGAAATTCTTAATTGACTCATCAAGAATTACGGTATCTTTCAATTCATCTATACCACCATTTGAAAATTTGTCTATTAAGGAAAATACTGGTATATATGTTGTGTTATATAATTGATATGTGCTATATGCAAATTCTACACTGCTTCTAATTTCAACTTGGTCGTTTTTATAATCATATGGAACCTTTTCTACATTTGTACAGCAAACATCAAAAAATGTCCACATTTTACGAGCAATAGGTGATAAATATTGGTTGGTTCTACCATATTGTATCAATGTAAGGTTTGTTTTAATACTTTCATCTTCTGGCCTAGCTACTAGTCCCTTATGTGAAGTTAAAATAGACCAAGGGCGACATATACCATCAACAAACGACAGATTAGTTTCTAAAAAACTAAGATTCAAGTTTTGATGAGGTGTTCTTTTTTCAGCTATAGGCGATCCCCTAAACCCACGATGTGAATTTGGGTATGAAACTTCCATACGTTCTCTAGGTATTTCAGCTTGTTGGGCAAATACACACCCAATGGTTTTTTGAAGAAAATAATTAGTTAATTGTTTATAAGGGACGTTCCAAGCTTCTCCTTTTGTTGGCTCTAATTCATTTAAAACCTGCGTTTTTAATGTTTTCGGAAAATCTTCAAACAACAATACCCATTGAGTAGCATTTGATGGCGTTGATATCCATGATTCCATCTGCTGAAGAAAATAATTTCTTGGTGATATTACAGGGATTGATGGGATATTACCTAAAATTGTGTTACCAATTTGAGGCGATCCCAATGTTCCTTTTTTTAAAATTTCTAATGGATTATTTAACGACATTTTAAATATTTATAACAAAAATCAGTTTATAACTATAAATATTTAAAATGCCATTATCAAGAAACATATATGCAAAATCTATTTTATCAAATGATTTAAGGCGACGATATAGATCAACAAATCAACCCAAACGGGTTTCTGATAAACAAGTTATATTAGAAAATTTATCAAGGGATAAATATATTACACCAAATAGAGGTAATAAGTCTAATGAAAAGGAAGAAATATTAAGAAATTTCGACCCAAAGAAAATAGATGAATTAAGAAAACGCCAAAAATTTTCCCCTTATGATGGGGGATCATCAATTGTGGTCGATCAACCTACTAACGATATATGTTTATTATTTGATTCGGACTTTAGTGCAGATTGTGACTACTATAGTGGGTTATACATATTGGGATCATATGTTATTTTTGAGAATTTTGAAACAAGAACTACTGAGGATACGGGAGGTGAAATATTTAACGTATCACCGTTTAAATATATCGAGGATTTTGAAACGTCTTCAGCAAATGATGATGTATATGATATGTCATCGCCCCCACCCATATAAGGAGAACTTTTATAAATAATTAAAAGATTATGGCTGAAGGTGGAATAATATATACAAAAACAATTGACCCAAGTGTTCAAGATGGTATCGATAATAATTTAATTATCCAACCAAACTATGCATACCAAAAGAAATTGGAGATTGGGGATGATTGGAATGAATTGACTGTGGGTGCTTACATTAGCTATACATACTCAGAAACAGGTGAAAATACAGTTGCAGATAATGTTACACAGTCAGATTACGGGAGAGCAGAAAATTCAGGTGGGACAACAAACGACACCTTTACATATTTTGGGTTAATAAAAGCACAAGATCAAAAATATTTACCGAATTGTGAAAATATAGGATTTAATTCATCAAATGAAACAATAGGGACATCATCACCACTATCATCAGATCAAGTATTTATTGGTTATGCTCCCTGCCGAATATCATCTATAAGTCAACCAAACATCAACTCAAGTGATACTAGATGGAATTGTTTCTCAACAGTAGCTTCTGGCGATGCTGCTAGAGCAACTTACTTAGTTAATTCTAATTCAAATACTACCGACATATATTGTGAAAGAGCTTATAGTAGAACAACCACACTTCATATATCACCAAGTGGTCATTCAACTACTAAATTCGGTGCTTTTTGGGGGTTTAATATTTCTATACAAAATAGAGGAACCTCGTCACAAACTATCACATTGAAATCACATAGTAGACATAATTTCACAACTGATATTTCATTAACTGCATTAAAACAACAAATAAACTCACTTAGCACACCATATCATACCAAAATATTTAACCATAATGATGGCGCGAATGCATTACCGATACCAGACTCATTCTTCTTCTACAATGCATTCCTAACAATTAGACCACGAATTCACTCAATTGCTGTTAAGAAAATAAGTTAATTAATTTATAAAATATAATCAATTTTATAAATAATTAAAACAACATTTAATACCTAAAATTATGCCAGACGGAATTTCAACAATCAGAGACTTTTATAAAGTAGCACAAGATAGAGACTTTGTACGTAAAAATCAATTACGTGTTTTATCTATTAATAGTGGAGCGGGGCTTTCAGTTAATTTTAGCGCAGATGATTTAATTTACGCCAAAGTCGCGTCACTACCAGAAAGACAGGTTCAAACATCACCAGCAACATTCATGGGGATAGATTTTAATGTCCCAGGTGGGGTTAAATATGTCGGTTCAGACAATTACACAATTGAATTTTTTGCTGACCAACAATTCAATCTTTGGGATAAATTCAATGAATGGACATTCCAATTATTTGATGATGAAACTTCATCTGGTAACTTTTTTGCACCCAAATCGAGTGCTCAAATCGTTCTAGTGGCAGTTGATAATGAGTTGAATTTAGTTAAACAATTCACCCTTGTCGGTGTTATTTGTAAATCAATTAGCCCATTACAATATGATATTTCAGATACTGGAGCAATTCAAAATTTCACAGCAAATTTCAGTTATCACTTCTGCAATTATTCTAACCCCTAAATTATCCCAATAAATAAAAATAAAAAAACCTTGCAATTTTGTGAGGTTTTTTTATAAATATTTAAAATGAGCATACCAGTAGATGATGAAAAAATATATTCCCTATACCAAGAAGGGAAGTTAAGTAACCTAGCTAAAGTTGGGGCAATGGCAACGGCTTCCCTATTAGGTAATCCAAATACTACAATGGCTGATACCACATATAATACAGCTTATTCAAGCGAGAACATAAATGTTTTAAATATTGATACAGTCGTTGATTTATGGATCACATATTACCAAACTGATGGAGTAGTAAAGGGTAGTAAGAAAGTAATTGAAGCTAAGAAGAAACTAAGCGATGGAGTAAATCTCCCATCTAACGCGCAAAATGCTATCAATACGGCTGTTTATATATTTGGGGGAGATGAAGGAGTGTCACCTAACGTTCTCAATGATTTACTTATTTATACGGGCGAAGTTGAATCTCTATATAAAACGAGGAAACAATATGGAAATGGTCCAGCCAGAGGATATTGGCAAGTTGAACCAAAAACAGCGATTGATCTTTTAATTAATAGTAAAGCTTATTTTGGTGAGAAATTTAAGAAAATATTTGGAACTGATATTTTAAATATAACTAAAGACACTCCAAGAAATCGAAAAATTATTGGTAATCTAATATTAAAAAATGATCATTTAGCAGCAACCTTCGCGGCAGCCAAATGGATATCTGTAGCTGATAGGGCTGGATTAAAAGATATTAAGAATTAACTTAGTTTTTTAACAGCAATTGCGTGGATTCTTGGTCTAGCATCTAAGAATGCATTATAGAAAAAGAAAGAGTCTGGTATATTTGTAGCTGATACCCCATTATTAAAATCGAGAGTTATAACCCCATCTGTAATAAAATTTTCTGCATTAATTAGGGATTTCAAGTTTGTTAAAGATATATCAGTATATGAGACATTCGTACTCAATATATTATTTGCACCCCCAGTATTAGGGGAATATTGTGTCAATCTTATCTGTTGCGTGGGTGTCCCTTTATTTAATACCTCAAATTTCATTCCGACATAGCCAGCAAATGATGTAGTAGCATCTGAATACATTAGGGGTAAATATATCCCCTCGCCCCCCACTAAACTATCGAATGTATATTCATTTGAACCCCCCAAAGATATAACATCTTGATTACCCCCATTAACATTTAAGGAATTAAATCCACCACTTGAGAATGATGGGTGTGGGTCATTGATATACTCTATTCTGAACCCAATGAATGATTTTTCGGCATCACCTGTAGCAGAACCAAATGAGGGCAAATATTTTACATCGTTATTTCTAATAATCCCCATGTATGTCCAAGTATCATCAACCGTTCCTCCGCTATGTCTACTATCACCTGACGCGAATGGAGAATTATCAATTGTGGGTGAATCTGTATAGCTCAAAAAGAACCCCACAAAAATTTCAGTCCAGTCGTCACCGAATGCGAATTCTTTTTGATATGCATAGTTAGGTTGAATGATCAAGACATTGTCTATACCATCTTGAACACTTGCATCTATGGCCTTCGTATATATTTCTCCACCTTCATTCATTTTAATTATTTAGTTTATTATGTTATTATTTATTTTATTATCTTCTAAAGTCAATTAACTCTATTTCAGATATTAGAGTATATTCAAAATCTTCCATTAATTTAAAATTTGACACATTAAATATTTCACCACCAATATCATTAGTTGTTCTCGATTCAAAATTTTCTAAAATTATATATTCACCCAACAAATATAGACGACTTGTGTAATCACAATCATGCTCAAACCCAGTATCAAATAAAGAACATACTGGTATAGGTTCTGCCTCATCACCTTCATTTGTAACAACTTCAACATACTGGGAAAATTTTTGCCTTTTTCTCAATTCTTCTACATCTTTTATATTAAACTTATTTAATATATATTCCTTTTCTAACCTCCCATTATTATTACCCGATATAACTAATTCGGTTCTATATTTATATTTAATAAACGATTCTCTATCATTTTTTGATATTGGATTGAATTGTCTATCTCTATATTTTTTATTAAACTGATTAATAATTGGATAAGGTCGATTTTGCATATACTGTTTTTCTAGATATCACTTTTAAATATTTATAACCAAACCGACTTTTCAAAAACCATAGTTCCGCAATCCCATATACGGTTCCACCCATTATCTTGCATATTTTACCATTTTAATTATTTATATTAAAATGGAGCATTTGTCAACTAAAGAACACTCATTTATTTTAGTTGACAAAAAAAACCCTCATTTCTGAGGGTTTTTGATTAAGGATTATCCTATAAGTTCTTGGAAATCAGCATCTTGTCGAGTTGCTATGAAATCGATAAGTATGAACTCACTTTGTTTTTGTGGCTTGATATAGATATCGATTTTTAATTGATTTTGCTCAATAATCTCATCAGTGTTATTCTTTTCTGAACAAACAATTATATAATCTCTGATACCCTCCTTATTTTTAACATTCTCAAACAATGGTTCAAGAACATTAATAACTTGGGTTCTCAAAAATAAATTGTTATTTTCAAAAACAAAATACTTTGAAGTTCGTAGTGTAGCTTTCTCTAAGAATAAGAATGCTCGTCTAACTGCAATTCTATCAAATGCACTTGGTTTAGTTAACAATGTTTTTTGTCCCCACGTTACAAACCCCTCATTCGGGAAGAATGCAACAGGGTTTAAACTAATTTTATATAGTTGGTCGCGTTCTTTTTGCTTTGGATATATTGCAATATCATTGATATTGTTATTGATCCCCCTAGTAAGACCAGCAGGGGCTTCCCAAACATAATCCATTTTAGCCATTATACTTGCAGCAAAACCAGAATATGGAACCCATACTTGTTTATTTGCAGCACCATCAAATACTTTCACCCAATTAGCATATGCAGCAGCATAACTTGTATTGTGTGATCTGAATTGATTGTATAGTGGGCGATATACCCATTGATTAAATGATTTTGCAATTACATTACCACTATCATCAGTTGTTGTTTGTTTCAATACCCTTGAGTCCTCACCAGTAATAAGGAATTGGCGAATTGGGTCAGCAATGAACATACAATCCTTTCTACGGCTTTCAGCAAACGAATTGAAAGTTGTGAAGATAGAATTATAGTTGATTTGTGTCTCATCATCATCTAACGCACCTTCGGTAAGTTCTCTCATACCGCTCAATGAATCCCACACTGAGGTTTCGTCATAAGTTGGTTTTGTTGTTGATAATGTCGAACTAGCTGTTGAACAATAAACTGTCCCAAGTCCACCCTCAACAATCAAATCAAGTTCAAATAAATCTGGATTTTCAACAAGATCAAGGACACGATCAATTTTAGCTGGAAGTGCTCCAATTGTTTTATCAGAACCTCTTGTATTTTGATACACACCGATTGGATATAGTTCATTAGCGAATTCACTTTCTGGAATACTTGACAATGCGGTTCCAACGACACTTTCTTCAGAAAGAACGCGAAGATTAACACTTGGTCTATTTGAAGATAATTCTAATGTAAATACATTTTGAAGATTTGGATTAACAAAGAATCTAATGCTATTACTTACATTATCAATATTTTCTAAGAAAATGCTTTCATTATTACCACCAGTTGCACTTTGGATTTCTCTATCTGGATCAAATGAACCAAGATAAGATTCTGTAAGAGCATATGAAAGCGCAATTTCTGAATTATTAAATGGTGTTTTACGAAGCTTGAAAAGACCGATAGAAATCATATCTTTAAACTGATCACTAGCGATATTGAATGATGGGATACTTTCCATAATTTCAGAAATACTATCTACATTTGCAGTAGTAGAAGAAAGCTCAAAATCTAATCTAATATCTGGAACTTCAATATACCCCTGCGATGTATCGCCAGAATTATTGATAGATTGGATACGAATAACATCAGTATAATTTGTATCTGGTGTGGTATTACGGTTATCAGAAATACCAATATAATGACCTTCAAATTGTTCGTTAATAGTGGTTTTACCAGTATTAAGAACAACCAAACCAGCATGACCTAAACTCGAAAGTTCTGTGAAATCAACCCCATCTTCTTTACCGAAAGCATCTTTCCATGAAATTTCTCCATTGATAATTGCTTCATATTCAAGCCTTGAAAGTTCTAAGTGATAAGGTTTAGCTAGGAAGAAATCTGTTATACCATCGGTTGTTGCAGATAACCCATTTGAAGAAAGTGTAGAATATTCTGTTGAACCATCATTTGGGATAGCTGGATAAACTAGAGCACTATATCTATCCTGTGAGAAAATAGACCCCTCTGCACTACCGTAAGGGAGTCTTGAGAAGTAGATATTTGAAGGAGAATCAAAAAGAGCATTGATTGTGTGATATGAATATCTTTCGGCAGCAGTGGTTGGTTTACCATATACTGATTCGTATTCTTGAATTGAAGTCACTTGAAGAACCTCGTCTGTTGGACCAGAATTAGCGAAGCCCATTGCAAGGACACCCACACCCGTTGGAGAGTTTACTCTAAGAGAAATATCAACTTCGTTGATTTGGACACCTGGTGATTGAATATATTGTTGTGACATAATTGAATTTGTTTATAAATAAATGTTTTTAATTATTTATATTTTGGGGAGTATAAAATTATTGATAGATTATTTTAGAAGGTATCCCCAACTTACTTGGTCTAAATTCAGATGGTATATGATCACCATATTTTCCACGATCATAAGCATCTACCATTTTACTCTTACTTCGATGCTCATCAGATAAATTTTGATGGGTTCTTGTAACAATTGTTGGAAAATGTGTCCACCCATTCTGTTTAGCTACAGCCAACCTATGATTGCCCTCAGATATAATCACCCTATTATCTGGAATCGAATAATATAACATAATTGGATATGTTACCCCATTTTTAACAATATCTTTATATAAATCATCTAATGTTTTATATTCCCATGACCCAAAATTATCAATTCTATCATATTCTTTAACCGTATCCAGATATTCAACGGGAACCCACTCAGCAAATGGATAATACTTCAATAATTTTTCATTT